CTTGCGTGGTTTCTGAGCGAGACCAGCAAAGAGCAGAAGCGGCTCAACATCTTGGTCAACAAGACCCGCGAGGAGTACGCCACCAAGGATGATTTGCGTAACGATATGCGTAACGTAATGGACGCTCTGCACCGTGTCGAAGATAAACTCGACAAAGTACTTAGCCGCGCTCCCTGATGTTTAAGGCAGTCATATTGGCTTGTGTCATTGGCGCACCAACTGACTGCGTTGAGTTTCACGATATCCGTGGCCCCTATTACACCGAGAGAGAGTGCCGTAACCGTGCTATGGAAATGTCTAGGGCGGTTGGCGAGATAGCTAACCTGATGCCGATTAAATGGCGTTGTGACTTGCTTAGGAAAGGGATGCTGTCCTAATGGAGCCAATATCAACCGCCTTGGCCGGTATAGCGTTGGTGAAAGCCAGCGTGGATGGGATCAAATCCGCACTCGGCACCGCCAAAGATATCGGCGCTATCGCTAATGACATCGACGCGCTTCTGAATGGGCAGGCTCAGGTTCAAGCCGCCAGCAACAAAAAAGCTGGCGTCGGACTGGCTGACCAATTCGGCGTTCAGTCCGTAGCCAAGGAAATGATTGACGCGAAAATCGCTGCTGAACAAGTCGCGGAAGTTCGCCGCCTGACAGACCACCGCTTTGGCGCTGGCACTTGGCAATCTATTCTCGATGAGAGAGCCAAGCGTATCAGGGAGGCCAAGGCCGCCCAGATTGAGGCTCGCCGTCAGGCTCAATTGCGGCAAGACGAAATAATGGAAAACGTAAAAATAGGTTTGGCTATTTTCTTATTATCGGTGGTTGTGGTAGGTTTGTTTATCGCTGTGATGGTGTCAACGGCTGGAGCCATAGGCCTTAAATGAGCGAAACAACAACTGGTCTTATTGGCGAGTACATTGCTGCCGCCGCAGTGCTATCGCAAACAGGCTGGGCTTACGCTCCGGCACAACAGGATAAAATTGATGGTGTCGCTATTTCAAAAACTAATAACGAAGTGTATCTCTGCCAAGTTAAGACTTCGAGCCTGCGCTCGGATAAAGGCAGCAGAACTCCGGGTTACCATTTTCAACTTACGTCTGGCAGCCACAAGGCGTTGCCGCATAATACAAAGGAGCATTGTGATTATGACATCTTGGTGCTTTGTGCAGCTCAACAGCGTTCATGCCTTTTTTTTCACATCTCGCAAATCAGGCAGTTCACAAAACGGCTTTCGCCCAGCGTGTTTACTCAGCAGGCTGAGAGAGACAGTTTCATCAGGGCTGTCGAGATTGCGCGGGAGATGAGGCGATGAATAAAGACGCGCTGCGAGAGGAAATTGCCGCCGACGAGGGCTGCCGCTACGAGATATATCTCGACAGCCTCGGCCTGCCCACGTTTGGAATAGGCGCGCTGGTGAAAGAACACGACCCAGAATACGGCCTGCCGGTTGGCACGCCTGTTTCTGAGGATCGTGTGCGCCAGCGCTTTAATCTCGATATCGCTGTGACGATTGAGGATTGTGTGCGGATATGCGGAATTTTCGATATCAACTTTAATGAGCTGGACGAGCGTTACCCTGACGCGGCTCTGGCGCTTTGCAACATGACTTTTCAGCTCGGCTACCCCAGATCCTCGAAGTTCGTCAAGATGTGGGCTGCCGTGGCTGAGGCTATGGACGATCCGAAAGCGTGGCTTACCGTAGCCGCCGAGGCTGAGGACAGCCGGTGGTTTGACCAGACGCCTAATCGTGCCAAGCGAATTACGGCAAGATTTAGGGCGCTGGCTGATGGCTAAGGCGCTGCTCGAATATAAGATCATCCCGCGTCTGATGATTTTCACGATGACCGTGGTTTATGTCAGGTGCATTGAGTGGGCGCTATCGCAGCCAGACCTATCAACACAACAGGCCAGCCTGATTAGCGTGGTCACCGGGGCTATGACCGGCAGCCTAGCCGTGTTCTTAAATTCGGAGACAAAGAAATGATTGAAGCATTGATCGCACCAGTGACAGGATTGCTGGACAAGTTTATCGAAGACAAAGACCAGAAGAATAAGCTGGCGCATGAACTGGCCACAATGGCCGACAGGCACGCGCAAGAGCTGGCTAAGGGTCAACTAGAAATCAACAAGGCTGAGGCGTCTCACAGGTCAATCTTCGTGGCCGGGTGGCGTCCCTTCGTTGGCTGGACGTGTGGCGTCGCATTATGCTGGCACTTTGTGCTTGCGCCCTTTGTTATTTTCGCCAGCGCCTATGCCGGTGTGGCTCTACCCGATCTGCCTCAGTTTGATATGTCGAGCCTGCTGACCGTGTTAATGGGCATGTTGGGACTTGGCGGCATGCGTAGCTTCGAGAAGATGAAGGGGCTAACGAAATAAGGGGGCTTTCGCCCCCTCACCTCACTTGTATAAATATTGATAGTCAAACCTGTCGGCGGTTTGCATATCCTCAAAGACTACGTTGTAGCTTTCATCGTCAATGCGCTCGACCCGCCTGACTAGGGCTGTCACCAGCCTGCCCTTTGGGCTAGTCACGCTGACTAGGTCGTTGGGTTTAAGGTGTTCTGTTTGCATGTTTACCTCCTATAAAAGCCTAAACGCTCTGGCTTTGCCAGCCACCTTCTCAGCCGCGCCACGCTCAACTAGGCCGGTCATCAGCCGGTGTATCTGGCTGAAGCTCTTGCCGGTCTTTTGCGACAGCTCATTGATGGTCGGCGTGTAACCGTACCGGCGGGTCATGCGGTCAATCAGAATCCGCAGTTCCGCCTGCTTTTTTGTCAGCGGTACGTCAATCATCTTTTGCCTCCTTAATCGTCAGCGTTGACTGCCGGACAATCCGTGCGGGTTTGGCCGGTGTCGTCTTGGCCGGTTGTGCCTTGAAGTTACGCATAGGCCACTTAACGTAATAAGCGCGGTTGCCGACCATCCCGACCGCCTCATCGTGGCTTCCCATACGCTCTTTTAGCATAGCCTCAGCTTCGTCAATGTCGCCCTCAGCGGCTCGCTTGGCGTCCTTGGCGTTGACCAACTGAGCCAGCCAGTCGTTGTCTTCGCCCTCTAACGTGATTGGCGGCGCGCCGTCATCAACACGCGGGTAGGCGGTATTGCCGTCAGCGCTGGACTGGATCGGATACCAGTCAACGTCAAACTTGCGTCGCTCAAACTCCTCGATTTCGTCGGCGATGCGCGACTGTGTGGCAGCGTTGGCCTGATATAGGAAGATGCGTAGCTCCACACCGCCGTACAAGACGCACACAGCGCCCCAAGTACATTTAGGCATACACATAATCTGCCCCTGCAACTGAAGCGGCCCCCTGTGAGGCGCTGGCCGGTCTTCTGGCTTACTGCTGGTCAGCTTACTCTCCAGCACGCCCACGCCGTCAACCCAGACAGGGCCGTCAACGCAGTAAATGCCTTTTGACGGATCGGTGGTGACTTCATGCCCCAGCCCGCCGTCAGCGGTGCCGTCAAGCGACACGGCAAACGGTAGTGTGTCGTGGAAGATGGCGTCGTGTTCAAGCTTCAGGTCAGTCAGGTTGAGCCGTTCAGCGGCAGTGGTGAGGATGACGCCCTCCAAGGCGTCACCCCAATCACAGGCTTCGTTGCCGTTGAATGGATTTGGGTTTGGCTTGCCTTCGATTGAGGCTAGTGCCTCAGCCAGCAAGTCGTTTGGCGTGCCGTATGGCGACGCGTTAAGCAACATTGCCAGCCTTGATCCTGTCACAATGTCGTCGGGTGTTTTTTTACCTACCATTGGTTATGCTCCTTTTGTTTTTAGGCGTTCAACTTTTGATCTCCAGATGCCAACGCGGCGGTTGGCAACGTTTATTTTTTTTGTGAAGTGGCGATGGGCAACTCTGAGGATAGCTTTTTCTTCCATTAGCTCCGCCTCTAACTGACTGGCGTGGTCGTGCCACTCATCCGCCTGTTTCTTTATTGCGTTGACGCGGTCAGCCATCTTCCGGCTATGCGCCTCAGACTGAGCCACCGCGTCACGCAACGCAGTCAGCGTCTGGATAAGGTCAGCGCATACGCGCTCACCGTTCATAATTTTTTCATCCATATCTTTGATGATTTTAAGGTGTTTAGAAAAATCCATTAGTTAGTCTCCCATTTGTTAGATTTACGCAGGTTTTCTTCAGCCGTGATTACCTGCAAATTCCACGGTACATGAAGGCCACAAATGTTTTCACCTCGAAGCGGTATGATGTGGTCAACGTGATACTTAATAAAGCCAGCCTCTTTATTCATTTGGCGAGAGTTTCTGTAGAATTTCATTATCAATGGGCGCAAAGACTTGCATATAGGTTTTATGCTTTCACCCCTACTTTTGACGCCGTTGGCCTTTTCGTAAGCCCTCATGTAATCAATTATTTTTGCTTTATTTTTGAGATAATATTCGCGCTTATATTTTTGGCGCTTGGCCTTGTTTTTTATTCGGCCTAACCTCGCGCACTCAACGCAAGTAAAAGAGCAAGAATAGCGAAGCGTGTGACCGTATTGGCACGGTTTTCCGTGGTACTTTTGCCCCTTTCCCTTTGCCGCTTGGCGCGCTTTGTTTGTTAACTCCACATCACAAGTGGCGCACACTTTTCTTTTGGTGTGCCGCTTGTCTATGTGACCGTGCTTGCAAGGCTTGCCAGTAAAGTAGTGCGGCAAGCCTTTTGCCATCGCCTCTTGGCGTGTAACAATCTCCATCAGTTTGCACCCCAAAAGCGAGCCATCAAATACCAGAAGTTCCAGTCTGTGACTGCATTAGTGAAAAAAGCCAAGCCAAATGCCATTAGCAAAAGCATGCAAATTGTGTCTTTAATCATGTCACTCTCCCATATTTAGACGGTGTCTTTAAACGTCCGTCGGGCGTCTTAGGTGCCAACGCCGTCCAGCCGTTAATGTGTAGGCGGTACGCGCTACACACGATCTCACCGCCAACCCAACTCTCGCCACGCGAGATGTGCGTGATGAGGCTCTTGTGGCCGGTGCGTTTACAAGCCAACGCGATTGCATCGTACCTGTCGAAAATTGGACCAGTTACAACTGGACGCGTGAACGGATTGCTCACGACATACCAGAGTTTGACGCGATCTGATCTGATCTGTTTCATTTTTACCCCTTTTAAGTTAATGCGTAAAACACCTCAAAGGCTTCTTCTTTTGGCATTGCGTTAAGTACCTTATGGTCTGAATATTTGTTAACCACATAATCAATATGCCTGTTTGTGATAGTAGGCTTGCCCTTGAAAGATATCGCCTGAACATCCTTTGGCTCTTTAGGATCAATCACCAAGACGCTTTTGCGGATAGCTTTTGCAAACTCTTTTTTAGCCAAAAACATATTTACCTGATCTCCGCACCAGATTTCCAAGTTTGTCTCATTCCAAGAATCATCCCATTCGCTATGCCACTTAGGTAATTCTTGAGAAATCCTTTCGCACAATTTTTGAACACACCTGTCGTAACGGTTTGATCCGCCACGCCCATCGTTATCAACGTGACAATAAAGCTTGCCGTTGATGTAGATGTTGGCCTCAAAGCAATGCGTTTCCTCAGATGCAAACTCAGCATATTTGATAGCTTTAAGTTCAATGGTGTCGCCGTTTAAAAATTTAGTCATTTGGTAATCTCCCTTGATTTCCCTGTTTTGTCCCTCTTACCTATTATATATAGGGATGCTATCTAAATATGACAAGACCAATATTGCATTATTATTAGATTAATTGCAGAAAAATAGCACTATGCCTTTAATCGCCCATAGAAGCCCGCTGACGGCATGTAGGTGTTTTGGGGCATAAGTGTACCAAAAATAAGCCAGAAGCGTTTTTTGCTTCCAGCAACGATCACAGAAGGGTCATAAAATGAGTGAAGTTAAACCAGTTTTGTTGAGGCTCAGAGCCTCGACCATCGAAATGCTAAAAGCCGAGCTGGATGTGTCGGCTCACCGCAGTCAGTCGTCTCTTGCCGATGAGTTGCTGGTCAAACAGTTAGAGAGCAATATCCGCCAGCGCCACATCCAGACGACTATGGATCATCAGGCGGGGCGGGTCTGATGCGTGCCGGGGGTGGTCGCGCCAAGGGTGCAGCGTTTGAGCGACAGATCGCGGGCATGTTGTTCGATGAGTTGGGCATAAAGTTTAAGCGCAACCTTGAGCAATACCAGATGAAAAATCTGGCAGACCTGACGGCGTCAGACGCATCGTTTCCGTTTTTATTGGAACTGAAAAGATATAAAAATGCCGTGTCATCTTCTTGGTGGGATCAGATAGTGACCGCCGCCCGCACGTCAGACGGCAATCCTAACGACTGCCTGCCGTGCCTGATCTGGAAGCTAGATCGGCAGGATATTAGTGTGCGGATACCTATTGAGGCACTGGTGCGGTTGGGGCGGCCAGTGGCTCAGGATGTGGCAGAGGCATACGACTGGCGCTACACGGCAACGCTGTCTTGGCCTGACTTCATTATGGTGTGCCGTGACCTGATGGCGAGGGGGTAGACTATGCTTAGGATGCTCGACCTATTCAGCGGCATTGGCGGCTTTAGTTACGCTGGCGAAAAGCTGGTGGGTGGCTATGAAACAGTTGCGTTCTGCGAGTATGATAAACACGCGCAGAAGGTCTTGCGTAAGCATTGGCCTGACACAGAGATAATTGATGACGTTAGGGAGTTAGCGAATGACGCAGATAGATTTAGAGGATTGGTTGACATCGTTGTCGGGGGATACCCGTGCCAGCCTTTCTCGACGGCCGGGGTCAGACGAGGCGATAAAGATGACCGACACCTCTGGCCGGAAATGCTTAGAATTATCCAAGCTGTCAGGCCGACTTGGGTTATTGGAGAAAATGTTGCTGGACACATCTCTATGGGCCTCGACACGGTGCTATCTGACTTGGAAGCCGAAGGATACCAAGCAAGGTGCTTTGTTATTCCGGCTGTCGCCGCAGACGCCCCGCACAGACGAGACAGATGCTGGATTGTGGCTCACTCCTCGGTCAATGGAGATAGACGAGACGCCGGAAAATTTCAGGAAACGCATGAACAGCAAAAGAAAAAAAGACCGCAAGAATGGGTTTGCGAACCTGACGCAACAAGTGAAATACGGCGGGAAAAGTTCAGAGGAAACGGAACTCCAGCGCCAGACGGAGGAACCAAATCTATGGGCAACGCCGACAGCGACAGTCTCGCAGGGGTCTACAGCGGGGAACCCAAACAGAAAAAACGCGGGTCGGGATTTGAGACAAGACGTAAAGATGTGGCCGACGCCAATCGCACACATTGCGATAGAGGGCGGATATCCGAGCGAATACACTCGACGAACACAGAGCCTAACAGCAGTCGCAACACAGGCAGATTGCAAACCCCACAGTTCTGGGAGCCTGAACCCGCAATTTGTAGAGTGGTTGATGGGATACCCGGCCGGGTACACCGACTTAGACAGCTAGGCAATAGCATCGTGCCTCAGGTGGCGGCTCGGATATTGTGGGCTATCAAAGAGGCGCACAATGGCTAGGCCAATGTATGAGACAGACGCTGACCGCAACAACGAGCAGCGGGTCGCTGACTTGCTGGCGGAGAAGGGTTACAGCCTCGACAAACTGCCAATAAGTTTTGGCCTAGACGTGGCTATAACCGACGATTTTGAAGAAAAGATTGTGGCGTTTGCCGAGATAAAGGCACGCACATTTGAAATGAATAAGTACCCGACGGCAATGATTAACCTGCACAAGGTTATCAGGGCGCACGACATTTCCGCTTGCACAGGATTGCCGTCGTATCTTATCGTTCTTTACCGCGACGCACTGGTGCGAATAAATTTTGCCAGTGAGTTTGCGGTCAAGATGGGTGGCAGGTCAGATCGAGGCGATCCGGCGGATCGTG